TGTTCTATAAAGATTTATTAGACATATTAAATGGCGGTGATGATAATGATTAAACCAAACAAATGTAAAAATTGTCAATGGTATGGCAAACCATATTGGAGTATTATAAATCCTTGTGATAATTGTCCTAATGAAAATGATTATAAAACAACAATTATAATAGATGGAGAGTCATTATTTAAAGAAATATTGACAGAAGAAGAAATTAAACCACCTATAAGTGCTTATGGAAGTATAGATGTTGATAAATTAAATAAAACAATTGAAAGATTAAATAAAATACCTGATTATAATACTTTAATGAAAGAAAATAATAAATTAAATAATATAATAAAAAACATAGACAAAATGTTTGAATATTATTTTTTAGGCAACTTAAAATATGACCAAGACACAGTTAATACAATTTATATAAAATATGTTAAATTAAAAGAATTGAAAGAAGGCAAATAAATGAAAGAAATAACAAGAGCTATGTTACATATATACAAGCCATATAGTGATTTAGACTGGTTAAATTATAAAATAGTTAAGAAAGATTTAACATTTCATCACATTGTAAAACGAGTAGATGGTGGAAGAAAAGAAATATCAAATGGTGCATTGTTAATGGATTATGCACACAACTATTTACACATTATAGAAGATAGACAAAAACATTATTACGATTTGTTAAATCAAATATTTATGATTATAAATAAACAACAACATGAACCTGACATTAATCAAAGAGAAGCCGTCGAATTTATTTTAAGAGATTTTGAATATCATAATTTAGATGAGCTTAATTCAAAAGGTAAAATTTTAATTAAGGACAAATATTTAAGGAGATGGTATTAAATGAGTGAACAAGAATTGTTAAGCATTCAAAATGAAATGGCAGAAATTAATTTTAAATTAGATTTTATAGATAACATCTATCAAACAACAAATAACAAAATTACATTAAAAAGTTGTAAAGAAGCAATAACTTCTCTTGAAAAAAGATACAAAGAATTGCAAAATAGGCTATTAAAAGAAACTTTAAAGATAAATGATGTTGACATAGTTAAAACATTGTGATATACTTATTATAGTGGTGGAGGTGAATAAATGTATATTTTTAAACAAGAATTAAAAAAAGAACTACTAAATGGAATGACAATAAGATATATTGCAAATACCATTGGGGTAACAGAAGGATACATTTCACAAGTATTAAATGGTAAAAAAGAATGTTCCAAATTGGTTGCTTATTGTTTATGTAAAATATTTAACTATGATTTAGAAGTTGAAGATTGTTTTGAAAGGGTGGATTAATATGGATGATATGAGTACAAGTTGGAATGTATATGACTATCCTGACCCACCAGAAGAAAAAGAAGAAAAAGAGTTAGATTGGGATACATACTATGAAGAACAATGGGAACAACATAGATTAGAAGAATTTGAGGAGGAAAAATAGTGGAAGAAATTAACATTAATGAAATAGTTAAAATTGAACAAATGCCTAAAGTATTTTCACAATTAGAAAAAATAGGTGAATTAATTGACAAAAAAACAAGTGACTTAGATAAATTAGAATGCACTGATGAAAATAAACAAATAGTAAAAAATAGAAGAACAGAAATTAATAAAACTTTAGAAGTTTTAGAGGAGCGAAGGAAAGAAATAAAAAATAAACTTTTAGAACCATATGAAACTTTTGAAGAAAAATATAACAATGAATGTAAAATTAAATTGCAAAAAGCAAGTGATTTATTAAAAAACAAAATTGATGATATTGAAACAAAACAAAAACAAGAAAAGCAAGAAGAAATAGAAATGTTTGCAAGACAACATTTTGAAGCAAATAGTATTGATGATATTGTAAGTTTTGATGATATTGGTCTAAATGTTACATTAAGTGCTAGTATGAAATCATTAAAAGAACAAGTATTAGCATTTGTAGATAAAATCAACAATGATTTAAAATTAATTAATTTAGAAGAATACAAAGATGAAATACTTGTTGAATATAAGAACAATTTAGACTTTACAAAATCAAAATTAGATGTAATGACTAGACATAAGATGCTAGAAGAATTACAAAAGAAAAATCAAGAACAGGAAATTGCCAAACAAGAAGAACAAAAAATGGTGGAAAAAGTTGAAGAAATTATTACACCACCAAAAGAAATTATTGAAGACGATGAAATTATTGAAGTTCAATTTAAAGTTAAAGGGAAATTATCTAAAATAAAAGAATTAAAACAATGGTTAAAGGAGAATGAAATAGAATATGAGTAATGAAATTACAAAATCAACAGGTAATACAAAAATAGGATTTACAAGTTTTATAACATCAAATGCAATTACGCAAAAAATTAATAGTATAGTTGGTAATGAGAAAGATGGTGCAAAATTTATAGCAAATATTGTTGCATCAGTTCAAGCAAACCCAGTATTAAAAGAATGTAGTAATCAAAGTATATTAAGTTGTGCTTTAGTTGCTCATTCACTAAATTTAAGTGCTAATCCAACTTTAGGGCAAATATATATGATACCTTATAACAACAAGCAAACAGGTATGAAAGAGGCTCAAATTCAATTATCATACAAATCATATATACAACTTGCAATAAGAAGTGGATATTATAAAAAAATAAATGCTTTAGCAATTAAACAGGGCGAGTTGGTTAAATATGACCCGCTTGAAGAAGAAATAGAGGTAAAACTTATTGATGATGAGGAAGAAAGAGAAAAAGCCCCTATAGCAGGTTTTTACGCTATGTTCGAGTATCAAAATGGATTTAGAAAATGTGTTTATTGGTCAAACGAAAAAATGTTAAGTTTTGCTGATAAATATAGCCAATCATTTAGTAGAAAAGTAATGCAAGATATCATTGATGGCAAAGTGAACGAAAAAGATATGTGGAAATATAGTAGTCCTTGGTATTCTCAATATGAAATGATGGGAATAAAGACAGTTCTTAAAAATCTTTTGAGCAAATATGGTATTTTATCTATTGAAATGCAAGAGGCTATAGAAAAAGACCAAGCGGTTATTAATGATGATGGTACTGCTGTATATGTTGATAATGACAATGATAATTATGTTATTGCTGACGCCGAAGTAGTTGATAAAAAAGAAATAAAAGAGGTAAAATCTTTAGATGAAATTGAATAGGTGATAATATGGTTTATTTAAAAAGAGATAGAAAAGAAATAATTGAATATTTAGATGAAGCATTTGATAAAGTGTGGTATATGAGAAGCCATCCTTGCGACAATCCTGAAATTGAAAAACAAAGATTAGAAGCAATAAAAAAAGTATTAGAAAAATATCCTGAAGTTCAAGAATATGATAATTGGAATTGTGGTTTCTATAACGGTGTTTTAGGAACTTTAAGATGGGTTCTTGGCGATGATGAAAAGGATAATTTAGATACATAATGAGAGAAAAACATAATATGGCACATACAAGACTATATAATACTTGGTGTAATATGAAAGCAAGATGTTATAGAAAAACTATGAAACGATACGAAAGATATGGTGGTCGTGGAATAATTGTATGTGAAGAATGGAAAAACAGTTTTGTTGCTTTCAAAAATTGGGCGATGGCAAACGGATATAAAGATGACTTAACATTAGATAGAATAAATGTGGATGGCAATTACGAACCAAATAATTGTAGATGGATAAGTAATTCGGAACAACAATCAAATCGTGGAAATAATAGAATGATAACATATAACGGTGAAACAAAAGCATTATGTGAATGGGCTAGAATATATGGATTAAAATGGAAAACCTTACAAGGAAGAATTAATGATGGATGGGATATAGAAAAAGCACTTACAACCCCAAAATTAAATCACGAAGAATTAAGAAACGAAAAAGACAAAAGAAGTAAAAAAATTGTTCAAAAAGATAAATGTGGTAATACTATAAAAATATGGGAAAGTTTGAACGAAATTAAAAGGCAAAAAGGTTATTCTATATGTTCTATTATAAATGTTTGCAAACACAAACCTATGTATAATACTGCTTATGGATTTAGATGGGAATATTATGAAATATAATGTGATTTCTTCAAGTTCATCAGGAAATGCAATAATAGTAGAAGATGTGTTAATGTTAGATTGTGGAGTTACTTATACCAAAATAAAAAAATATTTACCAAAAATAAAATTAATATTTATAAGCCACGACCACCTAGACCATCTTCTACCTACTACGATAAAAAAGATAGCATACAACCACCCTACAATTAAATTTTTGACAGGTAGCCATAAAGTTGTAGAAAAATTGTATGTTCAAGGCATCCATCCAAAAAATATAATTATTTTAGATGCCACACCACACTGTTGGTGGAATTTAGGAATAATGATGGTTAAGTTAGAAGAATTATACCACGATACACCAAATTATGCTTTAAAATGCATAATAAATGGTAAAAAATTGTTATATGTCGTTGATACTAACAAAATAGACCATATTCAAAATGCCGGTAGTTATGACCTTTATTTGATAGAAAGTAATTATAATGAAGAATTGCTAGAACAACATATACAAGATTGTATAGAAAATAATGATGATGAAAATAAACTATATTATTTACATAGAGTTAGTAGAACCCACCTATCTGATAAACAAGCAACTGACTTTTTATTAGAAAATATGGGAAGTAATAGTAAATATATAAAATTGCATCAAAGTTCATACAATTATAAAGAAATAGATTAGGAGGAAAATAATGAAATTATTTAAAAATTATAAGAAATTATATAAAAACGAACTAGAAAATAGAAAGGCTCTTATTGGTCAGGTAAGCAAAATTAGTGCCGAAAATGTAAATTACCAAAAGGAAATTAAGAAATTAAAAGAACATTGTGCTAGATTAACTATTGATTTAGAAGATATTGATTATCTTTTAGAAAAAACAACTAAAGAAAGAGATGCTTTAAAAAAAGAAAAAACAAATCTTAAAAGAGAATTGACTATCACAAAAAAGGAGTTGAACAAAGGTGGAAAATAAGAAATACTACACAAATAGTTCTGGAGAACAAGTAGATATATCAACACTAGAAACAACTCACTTAATTAATGCTATTGGCAAAAAACAAAGAGATATATTTAATTCTAAAGATAAAGATGCAGTTTCTAAGGAATTAGAAGAAATTAAAAATTTAAGAGAAGAATATCACAAAAGATTTAACGAATGGTATGACAAACTTGAAGGATAAATATACAATATTTTTAAAGTTTTATAATACACAATGGAAACCATACTTTCATAGTGGAGATAAAGCCCATTGCTTTGATTATGAATATGCAAAGAATTTGTATGATAAAGTGTGTAAAAATTTTAGCACAAGTCAATGGATGCTTGTTAAAATAGAAAATATGTATTCTAAAGATGAATTTATATATATTAAGGAGGATTAATATATGGCTATGGCAACCAAAAATATAATTAAAGATTATAAAGAACAAATAAATAAAACTCTTGATGAACTTAAAGAAAAAGTTGATTATATGCTTGATGACATTGAAGATAGTCAAGTTAGAAAAATTGAAGTTATTATAAACATTGAGGGTGGATGTTTAGTAACATACGAAATTAATAAAGAATATATTGCACAAGGTGATGAATAATGGAAGAAAAGAAAGATTATGGATTTCACAAGTTAGAAGTCGGTCAAAAGATTAGAGTATTTAAGACTGTATTTAACGATAAAAACTATTATAAATTCCAAGTTGTGCAAAATAACTATGATGGTAGCAAATCTAAATTCTATATTAATCTTCAATTCAAAAAAGGTGTAGAATTACAAAATGAGAGCGATATTGTAGTGAAACAGTTTACTGAAAACCTTCGTGAAAATAAAGCAGATAAATATAATCCTATACACTACTATCAAATTAACAAGTTTGAATTGGTAGAGAGTGAAGAACAAATCAAGCAAAATGCTTTTGATGAATTTAGAGATAATTTAGATGATAACCAAGTTGAAATAGATGAAGATTTTTTAGACTAGGAGGTGAATAAATGATAGAATTTTTAACAATTTTCTTTAAAACTTCGCTTCTTGTGTTGGGAATAGTTGCCACATTATCATTAATTTGGGCATTTGTATCTATTCCATTCAAGAATAAGAAAAAAGAAGAAAGAGCAAACGCTATGGCAAAAGCCTTTACAGATGCAATGGATAAGGCTGTAGAAGAAGCAATTAGGGAAGTTCAAGAAGAAAGAGAAGCCAAAGCAAAGAAAAAAACAACAAAAAATACAAAGAAAAGCAAAGAAAATTAAAAAACTTTGCTTTTTTTGATATAAATGTATTGACAATATATAATATATCTGCTATACTTGTTATAGTGTTGGAGGTGGAAATATGAAAAAAGTAAGAATAAACAAAATGTATGGTGAATGGACATACAGAAAAGAAGTAGATATGGAAGATAGTTCAAATTATATGTATTATTTTTCAGGAATTGATAGTAATGGTAAAGAATGGTCTTGGGCAACACCTTATTATCGTGAAATACTAGAGTTTATTAAGGCTGATGATAAAACAAAACAAATATATATAGATTGTTATTAGGAGGATGTAATTATGAGAGAAAGAAGAAATGGTGATATTGAAGAGTTTATTAAAAAGAACTACATTGTATGTGATTGTGGATATAGAAACAAAATTGAAAATGTAAATAAGTATGGAACTTGCCTTTATTGCAAGAAAGTATTAAATGAAAAGGTTTTCTTTCTTAAAAAGTTAAGGCAAGAGTTAAAAAATGAAAATAGGAAAGGTAGTCATTACTAAATGAATGAGATGGTTTTAAAAAGAAATGAGAGTGCATTGACACTCTCTACCCTACAAGGGTATGAAGAAAGTTTTATAAACTATTTAGATATTGATGAGAAGTCATTAAAAGCATATAAATGTGGTATTGAATGTTTAATGAATTATCTAAAAGACAATGACATTAAACATCCTACTAGAAATGATTTAATAGCCTTTAGGAACGATTTAAGGCAAAAGTATAGTAGTAATACTACAAATGCCTATATGGTGGCTATAAAGGCTTTATTTAAGTATTTAGAGATACATAACCTATATGATAATATAGCAATAGATTTAAAAGGGGCAAAATATGACACGACACCTAAAAAGGAAGTATTATCATTAGAACAAATGCAGACAATATACAATAGTCTAACCGATATAAGAGAAAAAGCATTATTTGGACTTATGATTACAACAGGGCTTCGTATATGTGAAATATCAACGGCATTGATAGAGGACATAAGAATACACAATAATGAAGTTGTTCTATTTGTATTAGGAAAGAAAAGAGATAGCAAGTGTGAGTATGTCAAACTATCTAATCAAGTATTAAGCGATTTAGAAGCCTATATAGGTGATAGAAAGAGTGGGGCAATATTTATATCTACTAGTAACGAAAATCTTGGTCTAGCACTATCCACAGTGTCATTGAGAAAGATTATCAAAGGAATATTTAAGAGATTTGGATTAGATAGAGATACATTATCTTGCCATAGTTTAAGAAGAAGTTTTGCAGTAGTGAGTTATGAAACAGGTAGTAGCATTTATGATATACAACAAGTATTACACCATTCGAGCATTAACACTACTACAAGATATTTAAAACAAGTTGACAGGGATAACAACAAAACTGAATACAATGTAGCAAACGCTATTTTAGGAGGGATGTAGAATGCAAATAATTATTTTAAAAAAGAAGAAAAAAAGAAAATTAGATGAATTTATTAGAAAAGAACAAGAGATAAGTTTAGTAACTAAATATCTAAAATATGGCGTGTGGAATGAAATAGAATTTATATATGGTCATATTGAGAAAGAACTAAAAATTAAAAACAATATGAAGATGAAACCAAAAGGATATGGTTTAGGAAGGATAAAATAATATGAAAGATTTAAAAATATTTACTAATAATATTGAAGATAGTGCAAAGGCACAAATAGATTTACTATTAGAGCAAGAAGCGTTTAAAAATTGTAAAGTAAGAATAATGCCCGACGTTCACGCAGGAGCAGGTTGTGTGATAGGATTTACGGGAAATTTAGGAGATAAAGTAATACCTAACATAGTTGGTGTAGATATTGGGTGTGGAATGTTATGTGTTGAATTAGGAAATATAGATATTGATTTAAAACAATTAGATGAAGTTATTAGAGAATATATACCTAGTGGAATGAATGTACACAAAGAAGAAGTTGCTTATTTTAATTTAAAACAATTATATTGCTACGAAGAATTAAGAAATAAAGATAATTGGTTAAACAAATCATTAGGAACTTTAGGTGGTGGAAATCATTTTATTGAAATAGATGTAGATGATGAAAATAATAAATATTTAGTTATTCATACAGGCTCAAGAAATTTAGGAAAACAAGTTGCTGAAATATATCAAAATAAAGCAATAGAGTATTGTTCTTATAAAAATGAAATGAATGAAGAAAAAAATAAACTAATTCAACAATATAAAGAACAAGGAAGACAACAAGAAATACAACAAGCATTAATTGAAATAAGTAAAAAGTATGAAGGTAAAACTAAATTGCCTAAAGAACTATGCTATTTAGAAGGTAAAGATAGAGAAGATTATTTACACGATATGAAATTATGTCAAGAATTTGCATATAAAAATAGAGAATGGATTTATGGTGAAATAGTAATAAAAATGGGATTAGCACTATGTGTACAAGATTATTTTCAATGTATTCATAATTATATTAATTTTGAAGATAATATAGTTCGCAAAGGCGCAATATCCGCTAGAAAAGGTGAAAAAGTAATTATACCTATGAATATGAGAGATGGTTGCATTATAGGAATTGGGAAAGGCAATGAAGATTGGAATTATTCAGCACCACACGGAGCAGGAAGAACAATGTCAAGAAACATTGCAAGACAATCATTAAGTATGGAAGATTATAAACTATCTATGGAAGGTATTTATACTACATCAGTAAATGAAGATACAATAGATGAAGCACCAATGGTATATAAACCTATGGAAGAAATAATTGAACATATTAAAGATACTGTTGAAGTAGAAAAAATAATTAAGCCAATATATAACTTCAAAGCAAGTGAATAAAGAAAGAGGTGTGAATGATGAAATTAGAAGATTTAGTTTTAGCAAAATGTATAAGAAATATTGACCCTTGGGGTGATAAAGACACAGGATTAGAAATTGGTAAATATTATGTTATAGAAGAAATACACATAGGACAAAGCAATTCTAGTATAAAAATAAATGGTAAAAGTTATAATTCAATATTGTTTGAATATTACAATGATTATTTGGAAGAAATTGACATATATAATTCTAAATATTCACCATATAATTAAAAAGATTTATTTAAGGAGGAAATATGAAAGAATTAATAAAAGAAAATGCTATTTATAAATTATTTCTTATAGAAATGTTAGATAGTTTTGAAAATAATTATAAGCAAAGCAAAGATAAAGAATTAAAAAAATATTTTAAATACTTATCAAAAACAATAGAACAAGTGTTAAATATTGATTATAAACACATAAATAATGAAACATTAAATAATTTATTTAAAAGTGAGGTGGAATGAAATGCAAAATAAAGGATTTGCAAAATATATAAACATAAATGGTAAATTTGAACCTTTTGAAAATGAAAGGGATATAATTGATGCCCAAATAAAAGAAATAGAAAGATTGCAAAATAATTGGAACACATTAAAGGAATGGGTCAGTGAAAATAAACAAGGATATAGGAAAGAAAGAAGTCAATTAGTAAGATTTGACACAAGTTTAGACCCAATCATAGAAAATATTATACAAACATATGACAAAGTGTTTGATGTAATGAGAGATTTAGAGCAGAGAGAAGGTAATAATAATGGAAAAGCAAACGATAACTAGAAAAGACGGAATTGTGTATGAAAGAAAATGCAAAGAGCCATCAAAATTAACAAGATGCCTATGCTTAAGGCTAAATGATGAAACTTTTGAAAAATTGCAAGAAAAAGGCAATCCAAGCAAGATAATTAGAAGCCTTATTGAAGATTATTTAGAAAGTGACGTGAAATAAATGAAAATAGGAGATTATGTAAGATTTAAAAATGGAGAAATAGAAAAAATACATTCATTTGCTGAAAAAGATAATCCATTATTTAATATACTTATAAATGCACGATATCATAATATTAATGAAATTGAAAAATATGGAAAACTTATTGATTTAATAGAAGTAGGAGATTATGTTAATGGGCGCCCTGTTTTACTTAAAGAAAATAATGAATTAGTATGTGGTTTATTATTAAGATATAAAGAAGAAAATATAGAAGATATTGTCACAAAAGAACAATTTGAAAGTATGAAGTATGAGGTGGAATAATGTTAAAGATAAAAGATTTGCCTACTGGAATGATTATATGGGATAAAAGAAACAATATTTTAGGAATAACAGGTGCAACATTACCTGAGCAATATTATAAATATTATTGTATTAAATTAATTGGGAATGAATTTGATTATTTGTTAGTAGAAAAAGTAGGTGATTAATTTGAAAGATGAAATAGATAAATTACAAACATATCGAAATTATTTATCAACATTAGCAACACGACAAGAATATGGAGATAAATATGGAGATACAGAAGAAATAGTAGAAATGTATGAAAAACAATTAGGCAAAGATGAACTATTAAATGAATTATTAGTAAAAGCATTAAAGAAATGAGAGGTGAATAATAATGTTGACATTACCAATTAAAAAGAAATGGTTTGATATGATTAAATCAGGCGAAAAGAAAGAAGAATATAGAGAGATTAAACCATATTATGAAAAAAGATTTTATGGGTTAAAAACATCTATATGTGGATATTCAGCAACACACGAAGGCAAAGTTATATTTAGGAATGGCTATTCAAACTCCTCACCAAAAATTATGTGTGATGTATTTATACATAAGGGTTATGGTAAAGAAGAATGGGGAGCAGAGCCTAACAAAGATTATTTTGTATTAAAAATATTAAGTGTGGAGGAAATATGAAGTATAAAGAATATATTGTAATATCATTCAAAGATATAGATTATATAGCTACTAAAGAAACTAATATAAAAACTATAAAAGAATGGTATGAAAAAGAATATCAAGATACATTAGACCTTGATGAAATAAAAATACTAACAGATAAAGAAAAAACTAAAGAATTTATTTTTATATCGGATGATGCAAAAACTCCTAGAAAAACTAATTGCAATAAATTAATTAACGAAATGATAAAAATATATGGTGAGTATAATTATATTTACTTATATGGAACAGAATGGTAGGTGTAGATTATGTATGTCATAGAAACTTATACTAACTATATAGGAAAAGAAACATTCAATGGTTATTATCTAACATTATATATAGTAAATGGTGAAAATTATGTTGCAATAGCTGATATAGATTTTGCTAAACAATATAAATCTAAAAAAAGAGCTGAAAATATGTGCGAAAAATTAAGCTACAATAATAATAGTAATTTGATTTATAAGGTAATGGAGGTAAGTAGTTATGTTAAAGATAAAAGATAATGTAGATTTAACTGAAAGACTATTTAAAAAGAGTGATGATGAATTTGACCAAATATGGAGTTATGGAGAATTACTATTTGATAAAGACACAAGAATAATAAGCCAAAATCAATTTTATGTTGGTGGTTATTTAACAGCAAAAAGATTAGAAAACTTATATGACCTAATAAAAGCAGATTTAGTAGAAAAGGTGGAAGAATGAATTTTAAGTTTAGTATAAATGAAAAAGTTAAATATTATGATTTAATTGGAAAAATTATAGATTGGAAAATAGAACTACTTGGTGATAAAGAATATAATTTATATTTAGTAAAATATGAAGATGGTGATGAATTATGGGCTTTTGAAAGTAGTTTAGAAAAAGCAGGTGATGAGTAAATGAAAGCAAAGGAAATGTTTGAAAAGTTAGGATATAAACTAACTAAAGAAAATGTTTTATATATTTATTATCAAAAAGATATAGGAAATACTATTAAAATTGATAAAGATAGCAAAAGCATAGAAAAGTATGTTGAAGATATATACCAAAATAGAAATTCGTATGGTTATATTACTTATAAAGAACTACAAGCAATAAATAAACAAGTAGAGGAGTTAGGTTGGTATGAATAAAGAAATAAAAGAAATATTAGATTTTTTAGATGATGATAGTAGAGAAAGACCTTTTGGAATATCCAATTATGATATAAAAGTATTAAGAGATTACATAACAAACCTAGAGAAAAAATATGAAAATGCTGTCGCCGATTATGAAATGGAAAAAGCCAAAAATAATATAATTGTTAAATTAGGCGATGAATATAAGTCAACAATAGATGATTTACAAAAGCATTGTTTAAATCAAAAAACAAAAATAAAAGAATTAGAACAAGAAAATAAAGAATTAAAAAACGAATTATTAAGTAAACCTGATAATGAAATAACATTAACAACTCAAGATGGGCAAGAACTTACAATAATTCAAAGTAAAAGAATAGATATGCAAGAAAAACTCAATAAATCATTAGAAGAAATGTATAAAAAATTAAATGATTACAAATCAAGAATAGATAAAGCAATAGAATATATAAAAATAAGTATGAATAATCCACAACCATTTTATGAATACATAATTGGAGATGAAAATGGGAAAGTTCAAAATCTTGATAAATTATTAAACATCTTAACAGGTGGTGATGAATAAATGTATGTAGATAATATTACAAGCAAAGGTGTAACTTTAAATAGTGTTGGTAAATCAATGCAAATAGAAGTATATGAAAAAGAAATACAAAGATTAAATGAAGAATTAGAAGAATATAAAAAAGATTTTAAAGAAGCAAATGATTTGGCATTTGAATATAAAAATATAATAAAAAAATTAGAAAAAAATTTAGAAGAAAGAAAAACATATTATTGTAAAGGTTGTAGTAACATTTATGAAGATAGTTTAGGTAAAACAAGATTAGTAAATGAAGATATATTTGATGAAATAACTTTAATTCAAAACAGATTAAAAGAATTGAAAGAAGGTAAATAATATGGAATTATGGATTAGAAGCCAAGATAGAGAAATGTTATTAAAAACAACCAGTTTGTGTATAGAAATTCAAAATGACGTTGACCCAAGATTACACACGTTTAATATATTTGCAAATGGGATTAAAATTGGAAATTATAAAACTAAAGAACGAGCATTAGAAGTATTAGATGAAATACAAAATATATTAATGCCAAAAGTAATTTTAAACGCTTCAAGTATTAAACCTATTGGAGAACATTATACCATTGATAATGGTGTTGTAGTACAAAATTATACTGCCGATGCAAAATGGGAACAAGTAGATACTTATGTATATGAAATGCCAAGTGAATAGTTTTAAAGTAGAACTATAATTTGACATATGACACATAAGATATTATAATATTACTTGAAAGTAGAACTATTTTTATTTAATTATATATAATGGTTTATTTTAGAAAGGAAGATAATACATATGGCTAAAACAACAACTAAAGAAAAATCATACAACAAGAAATACTATGAAAAACATAAAAAGAAAATAATCAAGGAAGTACAGGCAAAACAAAAGTCTAATAAGAAAGAATACAACAAAGACAAAAGAGAATATTATGCAGACAATCCCGACTATCGTAAGTACAAAAGAAAATATGCCGAAGAGTATCGCAAAAAAGAACCTGTTAAGTCAAAAGCAAAGAAATATCGTAAGGCTTTAAAAGAAAAATAATTTGCAAAGTTTTGTAAAGATTTTTGCAAAGAATATAAAAAGAATATCCAATAAGATATTCTTTTTTGTATATTTATAAAATATCCAAGTGATATACTTTACACTATATTTACACGAGATTATATCATATTTTTTGTAAAGTATATGTCAATTTACATCATATTTACACTGTAAATTTACACTTAATTTGTGTGTAAAATGTAAATCTTTTGTAATGTAAATAAATTATAGCATAAATATAAATATAAGTAAATATACATTATATTTACATATCAATAAATGTATATATATGTAAAAATGTGTAAATGCCTTTAATTCTTGCATAAATACCCCTGTTTTTGATTAAAATATTCTTCTAGTATATTTTATTATCTTTGGTATTTCGTGGCTCTAATCGTGTCTAAATTAGCAAATAATGATATATCTATGGTGTAGTTATAATCTAATATGCCATAATTTTATATCAAATATCAAATCTAACAAACGAAAATACAAAAATAGTATAGTTATACCATAAATGCTTTTTGTGGTTCTAAATGGCTTTAAAACGCAAAATAAAGGTATATTGTTTTATACCTTAAGCGGATGCAAATAAAAAAGACTATTTCTAGTCTTTATATAAATAATAGTGTATTATTTCATTTGCTTTTTGTTCTAAATCGTCCCCTTCTATCAAAACAATTGCTTCTATATCTTTATCCACTAATTTTTGCATATCTTCCAAATCTTTATCACTAAAATGTTTTAAAAATGCTATATCTTGCTTGTCGCACTCTAAACCGTATTTGTTTATATAATTTATTTCATTTTGTATATATTTCTTAACACTAAACATAAATTACACCCCAACTATATCTAAAGCCAACATAAAAGCCGTATCATAATTAGCCCCTAATTCTAAAAATAAATCAATAAAATATTCTAATTTTTCCATAAATACCTCCTAAATATTCTCAATTACAACCCAAGGCTCAGTTTTACCACTTGCAACCCAACCTGTTTTGTAATCTTCATATATTACTCTATACCAATTAAAACTATTGCCCTCGTGGTATTCTACAACTTGATATTTTTCCCCTTTATATACTTTCATAATAATATCGCTATCTAAGTCTATTTTGGGTCTTAAATTAATAAACTCTGCGTCAATAGTTATTGTGTAGATAACTCTTTCTTGTAATTTTTTTGCTTTGTTGTGTTGTGATATAGGTACTATCGCAACACCTACCAAAAACACAATTAAGTAAGTCACAACTTTAATTAAAATTTTATTTTTCATTTTTACACCTCTTTCTAATTCCATTTTGTCCCGTCATGTATGCCTTTTAATATTGCAAAAGCAATTAATAATGTCATAAGTATTATCATAATTGAACCTCGTTTTCTAGTAATTCCTTAATAGATAAAATGCAAGTAGTCAATGTATTATGCTCTTTAGTAAAGCCGTCTTCATATAATTCGTTTGATATGCTTTCTAGCATTTCCACTATTGCTTGTAATGTTGTCGCATTATTTAAGTTAAACACTGCAAAATTAACAAATTGCTCTTTTAATTGTTCTTGTGTCATATATTACACCTCCAATATACCTTTTTTAAATAATTCTTTTATTTCTTTATCACTTAAACCATTTTGCCTAAAAAACTCTTTTTGATGTCTTGTTGTTGTTTGACTATATTGCCCATAATAGATATATTTTGTTTCTTTTTTATACTCTTTTATTTCAGCAACCAATGTTCCATAACTATATAATTCTAATATATGTATATTTTTATTTACATAATAATCTTTTATTTTTGCTTTACCATAAAAACTTTGCCTTGCATCATATTGACAACTCAATTCATATTCCATATACTTACACCTCTTCCTTTAAATCAATTTATTTATTTTTTTAATATCTTTTATAATTTCTTTTAGTTTTAATTTTCTATTTAAAACTAAATATCTAACACACATTTGAACCATAATTAATATTTGCTCGTTGTCTTGTCTTTCTAACAAGTTAAACATATCTTTGCTAGTCATTGTTGTTCGCCCCCTTAACATATACATACTTTGCAAAACTGCTTTTTGTTCCGTATCTATCTATAAAATTAACTTTTTCGCTAATAATCATCATATTGTATTTATGCCTTAAATTGTATATAATTGCACTTAATCTTGTTGCCCCATACTCTTTAATGCTTTCCCAACTTGTAATACTGCCAAAATCTTCTAAATGTAGCATAACCGCTTTTGTTTTAGTCATTTTTTTCCAAGTTCTCATAATTTACACCTCTAAACACTCATTTATTTTTTCTAAAATAAAATCTTTTCTTAATTCTATATAATCAATTATACTTTCAATTAACGCTTTATTGTTATTATCATAATTGATGTAGTCTTTAATTATTTCATTTATACTTTCATAATATAAATCTAATAAGATAACATCATTTTTTAAATACCTATCATATAAAATTATAGATAAATAAAATCTTAATTCCATAATATACTCGTTACTCATATTTACACCTCTTTCCCTTAAAGTAGAACTATTATGCTTGAAAGTAGAACTAAATAGCATAATATGTTCCGTCTTTGATAATAAATTGATTGTCTACTAATCTTTCTATATAAAACTCGTAGTTATCTATTGCTTTTGCTATATAGTGTGTTCCACAATTATTGCTATCGGTTAAGTTATTCTTTATTAAATATCTTAATCTTTTAATTGTATTTTTCCAATCGTCCATATATTCTATGTTTGCTCTTTGCTCGTTTGTATAGAATAGATAGAATGTTTTATAATTTACTTTGAAAGTCATTTTATTCATAATCTTTCCTCGCTTTCTTGCCTTAATCATATCACGCTATTTTTGTGTTTAGGTCATTTTTGTAAAAATATTTTTCAAAATTGCCAAATTATATATTATATATAGTATATTATCTAAAGTATATTATCATAATATATTTTAATATATAATATATTTATATTTTTGTAAATTATTTGTAAAGTATCTGCAAAGTTTACATTTAATTGATATGTAAATTTACACCTATTTTAGTTTACACTTTACACAATGTTTACGCACGATTAAAAATGTCTATGATATGTCAAAGAACTGCCTATTGGTTGTCGCTTTTTGTTCGCTTTTTCTTGTTGTTGTTTTCATTGTATCATTGATTTTTTACGTTTAGGTCACTTTATAAAAAAATATTTTTTTACTTATATATAAGGAAACAAAAAAAGAAAATTAAAAAAATAATAAAAAAGTATTGCAATTATATTTTGGAGGGTGTATAATGTAATTGTTGGAGGTGATAAGATGGAAAAAACAAGACAAAAAAGCGTTGTTATATGTTTATTAATAATGGTTATAATATTATTAATAAATAACATCTATACAGAAAAGGCGGTTAACACTTGCATAGAAAAAGGAAAAAGCGTTCAAGTATGCAATGAGTTGAGGCGCAATTAATTAATAAAAAAATAAAATAAAAAAGTTTTAAAAAGAAGGAGAAAAAGAAAATGTATAAGATAAGAAGCACAAAAAAAGAAGTAAAAGAGGCAAGTTATAGAATTTTAGCGGTTGGTTATTGTGAAGCCCAGTTTTTATTGAAAGGAGAAAATCCCGTTTGTTATTGTGGGGGCTATTATGGTTGGGCTTGTGACAACTATGATTTATCAAAATATGGCTACAATTTAACTATATCAACTGGCTATAGTCCAATAAGTGATGTAAACATTTGCAAGGAAACACTACTAAAAAAATATGACATAATTAAAAAATACGAAGAAAAGGCAAGAAAAATCAACAACAACGGCGGAACTTGGGAACAAATTAAAAAGAAATTAGACAAAAACTTGATAGCATTTATCAAAGAGGTGTTAAAAAGTGAAGAATAAAAAAGCGTTCATATTATATAAATATAATACTTTCAATAATGATTTTGAGTATATAACGGAATATTACAACCTAAAAGAATTAAAAGAAAAAGAAAAAAACACGCTACACCTAAACGAAAAGACAAACATTCAAAAATACATAGCAAAAAGCATTGAAAACATAAAAGAGAAAATCAACGGGCGTTATATCATAATTAAAGAAGAGTTAGCCGACTAACTCTTTTTTTATTTTCTTAAAATGCTTATATATAGTAATAATATAGTAAAATGTAATGATATTATATTAATATAACTATATATAGGCTTTTTTGGCATTTTTAGGCTATTTTAGGGCTTTTTACCCTTTACTAGTATATTACTATTATATATGTATATTATATTAATATATGGCTATATTATAGCATTATATATATATTAATATTATATATCTATATTATATTATATTATTATAATATATTTATTTATAATGTTATAGTTATATAAATATAACTTGATATTATGTAATTATATTATGCAACTATAAAAGCGTAAAAAATACACAACACACGAACAAAAGAAAACAGTTTACAGACACTTTACACTGTAAATAGTCTGTAAAGTTTCAATATTAATCATTAATGAAACTTGACACCAATTAGACACCTTACCCACCCCCATATAGTGTAAAGCAAATGTCTAGAATTACCTCCTTCCACAACTCGAACAAAAAAATAACTTGAAATTTACCCCTATCTATGTTATAATGAATTATGAGGAAGTATTCCAATAGTAGAGAAACCTGTACAACTACAATATTTCATAAAAGTTGCAATGGAAGATATATAACTCGGCAACGGAGTTATAATTTGACTATGTATAGGAGATAATGTTGGTTCAAGTCCAACCTTCCTCGCATTAAATGCCAATAAGGATGTAGAGATACATCTTTTCTTATGCCCAAAAATTTTACTTGAGATTTACCATAATTTATGATATAATGAACTTGCGGTATGATTTTATATCATATGTTTGGTTTTGATACTAGGGTTTTAACACTCTAGTATTTTTATTTGCAATTTTACAAATTTAAAAAATATGATATAATGATTATAGTTTGGAGGAAAGATAAATGAAAAAACGTATAACAATATTAGGAACAGAATATAAATTATTTATTAAAAATGAAACAGAAGAACCTAGATTAAAGGATGTTTGGGGATTTTGCGACTATTTAGCGAAAGAAATATGTATTCGTGACGACATAGACAAAGAAACCGAAGAAAGTTGTAAGAATTTGATTAGTTTTAAGAAGAAAGTTGTAAGACACGAGATTATTCACGCATTTCTATTTGAAAGTGGATTGAAAGAAAATGCAAAAAGTTCTGCGTCTTGGGCAGAAAATGAAGAAATGGTAGACTGGATTGCGATACAATTCCCTAAATTACTAAAAATTTATAAAGAATTAGATATTGTAGGTGATTAATTGTGAATAAGATGCGTTTAATAAGCCATTACGATTGTTATGGTAGAAAAGATTATTGGGATGCTGATAGCGATGTATATGCTATAACTGATGATTTTGTAATGAAAGATGAATATAAAAGCATTCCTAGAGATAAGAAAGTTGCACTTTTAATAGAACCTAGAGCAATAGTGCCTGAAGCGTATGATTATGTAGGAAAACACTATGACGATTTTAAATATGTGTTTACAGGAGATGATGAATTACTTAAATTGCCAAATGCTAAACCAATTATATGGGGTGGTGTATGGTATAGGGAAGAAAATCCTGATAAATCAAAATTAATGTGTATGATTTCTAGTGATAAAGAAATGTGTGACCTACATAAAGAGAGAAAAAGGATTGCTAGAAAGTATAAAGACAAGATAGATGTGTATGGAACGATAGATGGTGGAGAATATGTCTATGATAATATACATAAAGACTATATGTATGAAGTAGTAATTGAAAATGACAAACAAGATATATGGTTTACTGAAAAAATATGCAACTGCTTTGCTAATAAGACAATTCCTATCTATTATGGTGCTAGAGATATAGGGAAATATTTTAATACTAAAGGAATAATAATTTGTAATAGTATAGAAGAAGTAGAAAATCACATAGACGACATTTTAACACATAAAGAAGAATATAGTGCTATGTATGGTATTCCCGAATTAGAAGAAAACTACGAATTGTCTAAACAATATGAAAATTTTGATGAAAGATTTTATAAAACATACGAAAAAGAGATAGAGGAGATGTTTTAATGGCAACCTCATATAAATATTACAAAAAGAATGTAAAAGAGTATCTACAATCTAAATTTACTGAAAATGCAACTATTTTAGATGTAGGTGCAGGATGTGGAACTTATTACAATCTATTACACGATTATTTTAAAACAATACACGCAGTAGAAGTGTTTAAACCAAACGTAGACCATTATGAGTTAGAAAAGAAGTATGAAGCAGTGTTTAATACTGATATTAAGGATTTTGAGTACGGATTTTACGCAATTATCATATTCGGTGATATAATAGAACATCTAACTGTAGAAGAGGCTCAACAAGTCTTAAAATACGCATACGATAGGTGTGATGAGATGATTGTTGCTGTTCCTTATGAGATGGAACAAGATATATGTGAAGATAACGTGTATGAAATACACAAACAACCAGATTTAACTCCTGAAATTGTATTAGAAAGATACCCAATGCTTAAATTACTATACAAAAACAGCAAATATGGGTATTATGTAAAGGATGATGCTTATGAAGAAGGTTAGTGTTATAATTCCTGTTTTTAATCAAGAAAAATTAATAAGAAAATGCCTAGAGAGTATTCCAAAGAGAGAAGATATAGAAATCATAGTCGTAAACGATGGCTCTACAGACAAAACAATGGGCTATTTAAAGAATTATAAGGCTTTTAGGTATAAAGACCTTATCATTATAGATTACGGCGAAAATAAGGGTGTTTCTTATGCAAGAAATGCAGGTATAGAAGCATCTAGTGGTGAATATCTATTATTTATTGATAGCGACGACTATTTGTTTACCAAAGTTTTTAATGAAATTGCAGATAATTACCTAGATAAAGATTATGATATGGTGTTCTATGATATGGAAAACAATGTAAAATATAGGTTTCTAGCAGACCAAAACAATTATCAATGCAAATATGGTAATTTTAAATTCATAAAAAGGTCATTTTTAGGTGATTTGAGATATACAATAGGTAAACAATATGCAGAAGATAAGGAATTACACTTAAAACTTATGGAAAAATACCCATATTGTTACTTTACACATCAATTAATGTATCACTATAATTACCCTAGAAAAGGTAGTTTGAGTGCAATAGGTGAGAAAAGGTAAAAAATAACTTGACATAGTAAAAATAATATGCTAATATATAAATAGCAATAGGTGCTAAACAAATTTGTTCTTTGAAATTAGATTATAATGAACCTTATGAAAGACTACAAGACAATGTAGTAAGGGTATCATCTTGCTCTTATTAGTCGTGAGAGAGATTTTACGATGGATTGAGTGAACATATATAGTAATATATGTGTTGTGATGTACGAAGTACAAAAAAAGATGATAGCAGTTTGGGTATAAGAGTTTATAAGACACAGGACTAATCGTTGGAAAATCGAGCAAACCGCCCAATGTAAAGGGAAAATAAAGCCATACAATTACCATTATCTGTGGTGGATAAAGAGTGATTGTATAAAACCAAAAATCCAATATGTGTGTAGTTGATGCCTAGAGATAGGTGTATAAGATTAGAAACTGGTACGAGTAGCACAAATCTACACAGAAAAATGAAGGAAAATGATATTTTGATGCACGGTCATTGCATAGTAAAATAAAAAAAGCCTAAAGTGTGTGAAAGTTGGTAAGAGAGATTTACTTTAGTAAAAAAAGGTTAGGAAAGAATAGGCAGTCGCTCTCCTATGAGGCTTCTTAACTGGCTAGTGGTCGAACAATAAATGGTTATAGCAAATTAATGTGAGGAACATCATTATAATTTAATTTCAGGGAACAAATTTTGTAGATAGCACTAGGGCAAGTATTTTGGTGCATAGAAATATGTACCATATCACTTCCGACAGTCTTTATACTTGCTCTGGTGGTGTCTATAAAGGCACTGCGAACATATCAATGTACTCGATGATATTTCGGTTTATTGCATTTTTACATCCGTGTTACCTAGTTATAGGTAGCACATTGAGTAGATATATAATTTAATTTGGTTAAAATTTGATGGAACTTCTTAATAATATTTTAAATAAAATAAGAACACGACATCAATTATAGGTTCAAGTCCTATTATATCTATTCAATGTGGTGCTTATAATAGGCACTAATGTAAATCCTTTGAAGCGTCACCACGCTTCTTTTTTGTTTATTTGACAAAACATTTACACTGATGTAAAATAAAATTAACTATAGCCATAAATCCTTTAATTCTTCTTTTTACCTCCCAAATTCTTTTGAGAAGGGCTATAGCCAAAAAAGTTAGATACCCCACTAACTTTTTTTGTTGCATTTTTTTAAAATTTGTGGTATTATTAAATTAAAGTAAGGAGTGGGTGTTGTGAGAACGTTTTTAGTTGTTTTATTAACAATTATAGTTTCTTTGTTAATAATTTTTTGGGGGGCATCAATGTTTTTGCTAAATTGTACTAAGGATTATTTAACAAAAAAGAGGTAGTTTATGAGAGAAATAATGTGGAATATTAGGGAAGTAAGATTTACTGATGTAGATGAAGTTTATAACAATAAGGATAAGTATAGGGACGTTATTTCCTGTTTTGATAGCGAAACACTAGAGATTTATAAATGGTATTTTTATCATCAATTATGCTACATCCCCTATAAAAGAATAAAATTAAAAGATTTGTTGTGGGAATATTTAATGGGATTTGATAATTTACAATCTTTATCCCTTGAATATAGACTATATAAAAATTGTAATAAATAGCAAAAAGTTCGTTTGACTAAAAGCATTATTTGTGTTAAAATTGAACTATAGAAAGGACGATTATATGGAAACAATAACAATTACACTAATATTAAGCATTTTAGCATCTGTAATAAGCGTTCTAAACCTTGTTTTTAATCGAAAAGATAAATCTAATAAAGATGGTGAAAAAGATGGATATAAATGGGGACAAATCGATGCGAAATTAGCCAGTATTGAAAAAACATTAGCAAAAATAGAAGAAAAATTAGATACTTATGACAATGAGATAGATAGTCGTATTGAAAAAGCATTAAAACAACATATAGCGGTTTATCATAAGAAAGGATAAAAATGAGAGAAGATATTGTGGCATTAAAAAAAGACATTAAAGAATTAAAAAATCAATCATTTGCATTAGAAATATTAGGAGATTATAAAAAACAAAATAAAAGGCTATTTGTAATATGGATTACAACATTTATAGCATTTATTTTACTTTTGGGATATGTATTATTCCTTTTGAATGATATTTCGATTGTTGAAAGTAGCAACATTGATATTCAAGATGTAAATAGCATAGATAATTCGCATATTAAGATAGGTGATGATTTGTGGGAAAAATAAAATTAAAAAAGGAAAAATATAAAATAAGGAAATCTAAAACAAAAAATAAACATTGTCCAGTATGTGGCAAATTTATAAAGAAGTAATAATATGTTTGATTTAACAAAAGCAGAATATGAAAATATATGTGATGAATTAATGTTAAATGATGAATACAAAAAATTGCTTGAAATGAAGATAAAAGGATATACAAGAGCCAAAATGGCTATTCAATTGAATGTAAGCGAACCAACATTAGATATAATGATTAAAAAATTAAAGAAAAAAATTATGAAAATTATATAATATATTTAAAAGAACTTGATAAAAACAGGTTCTTTTTTTGTGAGATAATTGTTGCAGAAAGGAGATAATACCACTTAATAAAATTGTTTAAAACGCAACTTGAGGAGTAATAAGGTATTATCTTTTTTCATGCAAGGAGGAATATATATGTATAATTATCCGTTTGTTAATGCTTATAACCAGCAATTAAGTATAGATAAACTCAATGAACAAATAAATAGCCTAGAAAAAATAAAATCCCAAATACAGCAATCAACACCACAGCCAACAAACCTAACGCAAAATTTTCAATTAGCCCCTACTAATAGAGATGTGATAAGATATGCTAATTCTATTGAAGAAGTTCAAAGAGATATGGTTATAGGAGAAACACCATATTTTAGCAAAGATATGTCAGTAGTTTGGGTAAAAAATACACAAAATCAAATAAAAACATACGAACTTAACGAAATAGTGCCAAAAGATAGTAAAGATATGCAAATAGAGTTTTTACAATCGCAAATAGAAGAATTAAGAAAAGAGATGAGCAAAAATGAACAATTTATTACAAATGATATTCCAACAAAAGATGAGCCAGATACCAAACGGGATGATGAAAAAACTAGAACAACAGTTGAAGAGAGTAAATCCGCAAGCGTTTCAAAGTTATCAGCAAGCAAGAAAAGAGAATAGAAACCCTAATGAATACTTAAATGGCGTGATAGACGGATTTAATCCTGAACAAAAACAACAATGGGAACAAATGATGTCACAATTTAATCAAAAATAAGCCTATTAGTAGGTTTATTTAGGAATATATGCTAGTTGTGTATTCCTAAATAAGTCTATTACTAGCATGGATTTATAGAAAGGAAGGAAATCTATGAATGGAAGTTCTAATGGCATTTTACCAACAGTAGAATTAGCGACAACAAATGGAAACGGATTTGCTTATCCATACCCAGTAATGGCTGGAGGATTTGGAAACGGCGGATTTGGTGGCTTTGGTGGAGATAGCGCTATATGGTTAATCGTATTATTGGCGTTAATCTGGGGTAATAATGGTAATGGCAATGGTTTCTTTGGTGGAAACAATGGTTTTGACAATGGCTATGCTTGGTTAAGCAATGGTCAAAAAGACATCATGGCAAACACTAACAATGGATTTGACACACTACATTTATCTAACCAATTAGACACTGTAAACAATGGTATTTATTCATTATCTAACCAATTATGTAATTGTTGCGCTGATATGAACAATACAGTTAGCAATGGTTTTTACAATGCCGAAGTATCTGCTTGCAACAGACAAATGGCTAACATGAACCAATTATTCGGTTTAAGTACACAATTAGCCAGTGCAAGTGCTGACAATAGACTTGGCGTACAAGACTTAAAAGCAACTGTAATTAGTGAAAATTGCTCTGATAGGGAAGTTTTAAGACAAATCGGTCAAGATATTCTTGTAAATCAAACTGCTAATACTCAAAAAATAATTGATGAAATTTTTAGAGATAGATTAGACGAAAAAGATGATAAAATTGCAGAATTAAATAGACAATTACAAATGGCTGATTTAAGAGCATCACAAATTGCTCAAACACAAGCAATAACTTCAAATATATACAATGAATTAAAGAATTGCCCTATTGGCACAGTTCCTGTTTATGGAAGCCAACCAATATTCACTTGCCCAAACAACAATGGTTGTGGATGTGGATTTAACACAACAAGTCAATTTATTTAATAGCATACAGTCGATTACGACACACTCGATTACGAGAACTTGCTAAAATGTGTTGTTGCAACACAAATGCAACACAATGAGAATAGGCATAGTTCTATTCTCTTTTATTTTTAAAATAACTATAAAATGCACAATATTTGTGCAAAATTTGTGAAAAAATCTAAAAAATGCGCAAAATATTTAAAAAATTGTGCAAAATTATTGAAAGGAGAAAGAAAAATATGATTGAAACTATAATTAATGAGCCTTTGGCTCTACCAAGTAATGCAAGTCCAGTAACTTTTGATGAAACTACTATTAGGACTAGATGTGCTTCTTGCTGTGGTTGGTTAGATTATTCAAATGGTAATCCTAATTTTAAAATATTTGGAAATGGGTACACAGGTTATTATGATGTAGAATTTAGTGCTTCTGTAAGCACTGCCACTGCTGGTGTTGTTGCAATAGGTTTATTCCAAGATGGTGTGTTAATACCTGATACTGTAAGAGCAGTTACTATTGATGCATCCGATGATTACGAAACTATTTCATTTGATAAGAAGTTAAGAGTATGCCCTAGAGGAACTACTAACATATCAGTTCAAAGTGTTCCAAGTGTACCTACACCAACTGACCCTACAACACCAATAGCAACTACACAAGCAATTATTACTAATGCTACATTTAGCATTTCAAGGATTTAATGAAAAATAATATGGACACAGCATCTTTAATTTTGCAAATATATAGCGTTATTTTACTATTACAAGACTATAACAATAGTGATTTGATGCAAGAGTTGCAAACACAAGATGAAAGATATTTAAAAACAATAATTAGACAAAACGAAGAAATATTAAAACTCTTAAAAGAAAGGAGTGAAAATAATGGACGAAAAGGTAATTAGTAAAGTCGAAGAAAAAATAAAAGAAATATTAGATGATGATATAACACCATCTAATTTAGATAATTTATATAAGTTGTCTAAAATAAAACACATGGCAAAGGAGGATAAAAATATGAATTACGGAAATTACGGAAACTATAATGGCAGAGGACCAAGCCGTGGAAGTTATGGCGATGGCAATTACGGAACAAATTATGGCAATTACGGTGCTTATGGGAACTATGGAAATTATGGAAACTATGGAGATGGTTCTTATGGAAGAAGAGGCTACGATGCCAAATATCGTGGATATGACCATATAGATAGAATGGGTGAAAACTACGGTAGATATATGGAAGGCAGAGAAAGATACGGTGCTAATGAAGATACTAAAAAAAGTTTAGAATATATGTTAAGAAGTGCCGAAGATTTTTTCAAAATGCTAAAAGAAGATGCACAATCTCAAGAAGAAGTAATGATGATTAAAGAAACTGCGCAAAGAATAGCACAAATGTAATATGAATTATAGATATCACAATGCTAACCCTCAAAAGAGGCATATTGATGACTGTGTTATTAGAACAATAAGCACTTTAACTAATAAAAATTGGAACAAAGTTTATGATGAATTAAGTGACCTTGCAAACAAAGATGGATTAATGATGGATAGTGTAGAATTTGTAGAGAAATATTTAGATAGCAGGTACTTAAGAAAATGTCATTACTCAAAAACCGTTAAAGAATTTGCTAAGGAGTTCCCTAAAGGAAAATATGCAGTCACAATGAATGGTCACATTACTGCTGTCATTGATGGTATTATATATGATACATTTGACCCTAGTGACAGAATAATTAGATGTTCTTGGGAAATTAAATAAAAAATATTGACATAAAGTCAATAATGTGTTATTATTAAATTGCGAGTGGAGTTAGATTATGACTTGTTCGTATTAACAACATTCGCTTCTTTTTAAAACTATTTTTATTTTTAAACTTAAAAAGATAGAATTTAATCTATCTTTTTTTGCTTATCTAAATAAGTGCATCCAACAGCAAACGCCGACCATATATCTTTTTTAAATCCATAAAAGAAGCCTTTGTTATTTTTAGTGCCTACTTCTCCAAAACGGTCTATTAACGCTTGTCTAATATTGCTATCTTTGGCTTTCATAGAATTACATAAGTTCATTTTTTCTTCTCTACGATATATATATTCATAGTCAGGACAATTTCTTGCTTGTATAAATCTGCCTATCCACACACAAGTTTCAAATATAGATGCTCCGACAGGCATCCCATACGAAGCAACCATTTCAAGAATTAATTTATCATAATTAAGTTCTATCACTTTCATAAGCATTTGCTCGTTGCTTATTTTACCAAATTCTATAGGTTTGTATGTGATTTCATCCATCAAACAATAGCCACTTTCTTCATTTCCTGCATCAATAGCAAGTATAGAATTATTTTTCATTTTTCATTTTCCTTTCCATACTTAACATAAATTTAACTTTTTTTTTCATTTTTTTCAATTCTTTTAACCTATAAAACATTTTTGTTCTTGTGGATTGATTAAGATAATTAATATCGAGGTTTCTCTTTACACTTTTTTCTTCTATTTCAATTTTAACTAATTCATCAAGTAATTCATTCCTTGTCACTTTATCACCTTAATGTAATTTTAACACAAATTGACTTTTTTTGCAAATCATGTTAAAATCTCTATAGTTAGGAGAGATGAATATGCCTAAAAAGAAACAAAAAAATACTGAAATAGCCGAAAGCGAAATAGTAGAACAAAACGAAGTTAGAAAATTAGAAGAATTTTATGTAAATGGTGTAGTAAATGATTTATTACCTAAAATTAAAGAGAAAAAAGAAGAATTAGTAAATGGCATGATAGAATATGCAAAAAATCACGAGGTTGAATGTAAATGGACTAAAGATGGTGACCCTATTGATTGGAAAATTGTAATAAACCCTATTGTTATTACAAATTCATTTTTTAAGCCAATTATTCCCATAACAAGCCAAGAGCCAATTTATAACGCCGAAACATTGGGTGTGGTGTTCGACTACTATAATGAATTGTTGGCAGAAGTAAATGACAAAATAGGCAATTTCCCAAGTTCGCTTACATTATTTTGTAAATTTGCTGGGATTACCATGTACACATTAAAAAAGTATAAAAATAGTGACGATTATAGTATGAGAGTTGTTGCAGAAAAAATATACGACCAAATAGGTGACGAAAACATAACTATGTCACAAATGGGAGTAGTAAGAGAGAGAACGACATTATTTAAACTTAAATCTCAAAACGAAATGGTAGAAAAGGCTCAACCTAATGTAAATATAAATGCAAATATAGTTGATGTCGATTTTGATAGAATACAAGAAAGATTAGCAAAATATTCTCAATATTCAAATAAGAGGAAGAAATAATTATGGATAGTAAAAAAGTATATCAAACTATTAATGAAATATTATCTGTATTAGAACAAAACTTTAAATATAGTTACGGCAATAAGATAAAATATGATGATATATTTGAAATGATGAAAGACTTGTATGCCCTTTTTACTAATTTTGAGAAAAATACAAAGGCTTGTGGCGAACTTGCTATAAAAAGATATATTCCTTTACTAGATTTACTTATCAAAATAGATACAAACCCAAGCCATTTAATAGAATACGAAAAACATTTAAAAAATGCTTATAAATTAGGTGCAAGAATAAGTTTAGAGCATTATATGGTTTATCGTGAATGGGATGAACCTGAAAAAGATAAATTTTTTGAGCCTAGATATAACATACTCGTAGGGTATATTCATTATTTACAAGAACTTGAATGTAACCCAGACTTTTTAACACTTGTTTTTAATGCCCCATCAGGTTATGGTAAAACATACCCTAAAAAGGTGAGTGAAGGTTGGAGTTTTGGCTTCAACGACACAGGGGCTTTTCTATCTTTATGTTCTAACGATGATGTTGTTAAAAGTGGTTCAAGAACTGTTATAGATGAAATAAAAAGTGAGCCATTTGGAGAGGTATTTCCAAATTTAAAATGGAATGAGAACGATAAAGACTTTTTCCTTAAAGAAACTGATGAAAAGTGGAAATTAAAAAATTGCAAATTGCCGTTTAGTTATTATGCTAAAACAACTCAAGCAAATGTAGTTGGTTCTCGTGCTAGTAAATCAATTCATATTGACGACCTTTATCCTGATTATAAAGAGGCTATGAACCAAGAATTAAACAAATACTATTACAATAAATCAATTACTGTATGGGAAAAGAGATATGTTCAAAATAAACCACCTAAAGTATGTATAACTGGTACTTTATGGGCTAGTGGAGATTACATCGATTTAAAAATACAACAATTAAAAAGAGAACATACATTTAAACCACATCCTAAATATCCATATACACTAATTAGTGAAGATGGTAGTTGTGCTATTATTCAAGTACCTGCTCTTGATTACGAAACAGGGGAAAGCACTTGTCCTGAACTTAAATCTACACAGGAATTATTAAAAGAAAAAAATAATATGGATGAGTATTTATGGGAAACAAATTTTCAACAAAGACCAACAAACCCTGAAAGTTTAGGCTTTAGTTATGATAAATTAAGACAGTATCGCACAATACCAGAAACCGATTATAAAGGTGCATATAGCGTAATAGATGCTACAAGAAAAAGTGGTAAGGACTTCTTTGCTATGCCTATTTTTAAAAAAGTAGCAACAGATACACTTAATGATTATTATTTAAGAGATGCTTTATTTACACGAACTGCAACTAAAGATATGTACAACGATATAGTAGATAAAATAATAGAACATAATATTATATTACTCGTAATAGAAAGTAACGTAACAAGTGAATTAAAGCAAAACATTGAAAGAATATGCGGAGAAAGAGGAATTACCCCACCTGAAATAATAGAAAAATATAATACAATTCCAAAACCAACAAGAATTGAGAACGAAAAACATATAATTAAGAAGCAACTTGTGTTTCCAGAAAGAGGAATGTATGGGGAAAATACTGCTATGGGCAAATTTATGGGCAATTTAACAACATACAATTCGACAGGGACAAATGCAAATGATGATGCCCCAGATGCTTGTGCTTTATTTGCAAGTGAAATAATTGAAGAAAATAGTCAGCCACAAGTTGCTGAACCATTAGATTTTGTAAGACAATTTATGTAATTGTCTTTTTTGCAATATATTTGTGTATTTTTTACGCAAAATTTACATCATTTTACATATAACTTTGTGTAAATTTGACAAAAAGCAAAAAATATTGTATATTTATACGATAGATAAGGAGTTGATGATTATGCGCACTTATGGGCGTTCAACTATATATGCAAACTATACTGAAAAACAACTTCTTTCAGGGACACAGGAACAAAAAGATGCTAAAGTGTTAGACATTTTAAAAAATAGTATAGGAAATCATGAAAACAATGCCGAAGAAAGTGAGTATTTATATAATTACTTATACGGCGACCAAGACATCAAAAATAAAACAAAATTAACAAGGACTGACATAAACCACACTGGGGTGGAAAATTGGGCTTTTGCATTTATGGATTGGAAAAAAGCATTTTTATTAGGCAAACCAATTCAATATGCACCATTAGACAATGTTGCAAATGAAGAAATTTCGACATTGAATAAGTACAACATTTTTGAGGATAAAGACCAAAAAGACCAAGAACTATATGAGGACATATTTTCTGTTGGTAGAGCATTTAGGTATAACAACCATAGTAATGTAACAGAAGATGATGAAGCCCCATTTGACATTATAAATTTAGATATGTTAAATACAGAGGTAGTATATTCAAGTTCCATTTCTAAAGAACAATTATTAGCATTTGTAGTAACTCAAAAACAATATATAGTACAGGAAGTTAATCCTGAAACAGGTGAAAAAGAAAATAAGCCGAAAAATTATAATGAATATACTGTATATACAAGAAATATGCAATATATAATAAATGACAAAAATGGTAATTTACAAATAATTAATAGAAAGCCAATAGTACAAGATTGTCATTTGATTACTGAATATTATTTTAATAAAAAGAGAATGAGTTTGCTAGAAATATGCAAAGATATATTTGATGATATAAATTATGTAGAAAATCTTGATGAAGATGATATTGAGGGATTTGTAAACTCTATAATGGTATTTACAAACGCAGAAATAAATAAAGAAGGTATGGATGCTATTCAAAAATATGGTGCCGTATCAATTAAATCTACAGACCAAAAGAAAGCATCAGTAGAATTACTACAATCAAGGCTTAAGTCACTAGACACCCAAATATTTTATTTAAGGAAATTAAGTGCTTTACACAGCATATTAAGTGTTCCACAAGCAAATAACAGTGGTGAAATAAGTAATGCCGAAACTGGTAAGGCTTCATTAGTCGGTCAAGGTTTTACGAGTGCAAGTGTAAGAGTTGAGAATGAAGAAAAAGCATTTAAAAAATGTGATAGGAATGCCCTTAAAGTTGTTTTAAGAATTTGCAAAAATGACAAAAATAGTGGTATAAAAAATTTAAAAGTTAGCGACATAGACATAAAGTTTAGTAGAGATTTAAGTGACAACTTACTTGTTAAGACACAGGCTTTAATAAATATGCAAACAGCAAACATACCACCACAGGTTGCTAACGCTGTTGTAGGTTTATTTAGTGACAGTGTTAAAGTGACACGTTTGCAAGAAGCATATATGAAACAAAAATTGTTATTAGAAAATGAAATAAAAAGAGTTCAAAATAACAATAATTTTGAAAAAATAAGTGAACAAAACAATGTTATAGAAGATACAATTTCCAATGAAGAGCAACAAAACTAAAAATATGGGGACAGCAGGTTCGAAACTGTTTACCTGAAACCTTGTTAAGTAAGGTATTACCCATAAAAACATATATTTCTAACAAGGAGAAACAAATATGAAAAACAATTATACAGTTTATATGCACATATTTCCAAATAATAAAATTTATATAGGAATGACAAAAATGAAGCCTAAAGAAAGATGGCACAGTGGATTAGGTTATCACAAAGAACAAACTTTAATGTATAATGCTATTAAAAAATATGGATGGGAAAATGTGAAACATATAATTTTATATGAAAATTTAACAAAAGAAGAAGCCGAGCAAAAAGAAATTGAACTTATTGTTCAATACAAAAGCAACAAAAATGAATATGGCTACAATATTGCTAATGGTGGCAATGGTTCTCATACAGTAAGTGATGCCACAAAACAAAAATTAAAAATTAAAAATGGTGGGGAAAACAATTATTGGTATGGTAAACATTTATCTCAGGAACACAAAAGCAAAATAATTAAAGCAAAAAAAGGCAAAAGATATGGTGGTGCTATATCTTTAATGAAAAAAGTAAGACAATTAGATTTAAACCATAATTTTATATGTGAATTTAATTGTATAAAAGATGCAGAAAGATATACAAACATACCTTATCAAAATATTTCAATGTGTTGTAGAAAAATAATAAAAAAAACTCACAATTATATATTTGAATATGTAGATAATCAAGGGCAATAGCCCTTCTATATCGGCAATTAGAGTATTCGGTAGGTGCAACTCCTACTAGCCGACCTAAAGATATAACATTTGGTTTGCTTACTAATGTTATACATATAAATCTCTAAAAGGTTTGTTAGATACCGTAAAAATCTATCGTTAAGGAGGAGATAATATGACAAGAGATGAGGCAAGAAAAATATTAGGAGAGGAAGCAACAGAAGAACAAATCACTAATTTGTTAAACAACTTTCATATTCAAGAAAGTAATAAAGTTAAAGAATTAGAAAATCAAATTAATTCATTAACTGCAACTGCAAATAAATATAGTGATTATGATGAAATCAAAAAGCAATTAGATGACATCAATAAGGCTAATATGAGTGAACAAGAAAAACTTGAAGCACAAAAGAAAGAGATTGAAACAAATCTTAAAAATTCAAGAATTATTGTTAATACTGCAAAAGCAAAAGAAATATTGGCTGGTCTTGATTTGGATGATGATATTATTTCATTAGTGGTTAGCGATGATGAAACAAAGACGATTTCTAGTGCTAACAAATTAAAAGCAAAATTTGATATGCAAAAAGAAAATGTTGCAAAGGAAACAAAAGAAAGTCTAATTAATATAGACTTAACTCCTAGTATATCAAATGTTAATCAAAATGATACAATGACACTTGATAAATTTGATAATATGAGTGCCGAAGAACAAATCAAATGGCTAGACGAAAATCCAAACGGATTAGATAGTCTAAATTAATTAAGTAAAAGAAGGAGAGATATAAAATGGAACAATTTAGAGGTAAAATATTTAATGAAGAAGTATTTGAAAATTATACTAAGAAATTACCTAGTACAAAAGAAAATTCATTAATAAAAAATGGTTTATTCAAAAACGTAAACAAATATAAAGCAAAATTTGCAAGTCAAACAGGTGGATTTGCAGTTGTAGAACCAATCGAAGGAAGAATTGGTGGAACACCTGTAAACTATGATGGAAATACAAATATTCCAAAAGGTGCAGAAAGAGATACTTTCTTCCAAAGAAAAGTTGCTTATGGTAGAGCAAACTCTTGGGGAGAATATGATTTCAGTGCTGACATCACAAATAAAAACTTTATGGCTGAAGCAGGTGAAGTTAAAGAATATTGGGATGAACAAAGACAAGCAACTGTATTAGCAATCTTAGAAGGTATCTTTGGTATGACAGGTGGTGTTAATGGTCAATTCGTATCTAAACACACTTACGATATTACTAATAGTGCTAATCCTGAATTAGGTGCAGACAGTTTAAATAGAGCATCTCAAAAAGCATTAGGAGATAAAAAAGGCAAATTCAATGTTATCTTTGTACACTCAGCAGTATCAACTAACTTAGAAGGATTAAATTTAATCAACTTCTTAAAATATACTGATGCTGATGGTATTGAAAGAGATTTAACTATTGGTACATATAATGGAAAATTAGTTGTTGTAGATGATGAAATGCCTGTAACATCTGATAGTACAGGAAATATTTACACATCTTATGTATTCCAAAAACAATTTTTCGAATATGAAGATTTAGGTGTTGTTGCTAATAAACCAATCGAATTAGCAAGAGATGCTTATGATAAAGGCGGTAAAACCGATTTAATTTCAAGAATAAGAGAAATTATAGTACCTATGTACATTTCTTACAAAGGAGAAGATGCTTTATCACCAGAAAATAGTGACTTTGCTACAGGTTCAAATTGGGAATTAGCAAACAATGGTAAAGTCGGAGATAATAAAGTTTATGTTGATGACAAATTAATTCCTGTTGCAAGAATTATTTCAAGAGGATAATTGGGAAAGGAGAATGGCTTATGGAAAGTGAAACAACACAATTAGATTTGTTAAAAGAAAGAATTGAATATGATGAAAATATCTTTACTGATAATACAACTTATGAAAAAGTGTTAAATAGATTGCTAGAAGATAGCAAATATGTTGCACTTTCCTTAAGGTTTCCTTACAAGGATTATTCTAATTTAGAATTACCAATTAAATATTACAACTGGCAACTAAGATGTGCGGTTGAAATATATCAAGGCATTGGTACAGAAGGTATTAAATCTTATAGTGAGAATGGCTTGAATTGGACTAGAGATAGTGGTTACATTTCTTCTGAAACGAGAGGGGAAATAGAGCCATTAGCAGGATGGATAGAAGAAAGTGATACAAATGGCGAAATTTAACCCAAAAAGTAACATATACCAAAATTGGAAGAAAGATATGTATATTGCCACGAAAGATGAAATTGAAATGGATGACTATGGCAATGAAATAGTCACATACAACGAACCATTTTTCTTTGGCAAAATAAATTATCAGCCATTAACTTCAAAACAAATGGAAGCATTTATTAAAGAATATGGTGAAACTGAAAACAATGTAGTAAGTTGTCTTATAAGTTTCAGCGATAGATACAAATTCAATGTATTTGATATAGCATATTTATATGATGCAACTCCAAGCGGAGAAGTTAAATATGGTGCTAATGCAAATTATAAGGTTAGAGCCTTTAAACCGCAAAATACCCAAATAATGGTAATTCTTGAAGAAATAACAAAGGAGGAAAGCAACAATGGATAAAGTAAAAATAAAAGACATTAAAACAGGCGCAGTTAAAGAAGTTAAAAAATCTTTAGCGGGCGACTTTATAGGAACTGGCAAATTTGTACTTGTTGATGAAGAGAAAAATAGCGAGTACAAAGAGCCAACATCATTTTCTAGTAAAAAGAATAAATAAATATGGTGATTATCAATGGGATTGAAAGTTAAATTAGAATTAACTGGAATAGACAAATTAAAAAAACACATAGATTTTGTTAAAAAAATATCTTTGTTAAAAACAGACAAAAAATTTCAAGAATATATTCAAAATAAGTTTTTAGAAACGGTAAATCAAGTGTCTATGGAAAGATTGCCATTAGGCTCATTGAGTTTAGAGTATATAGAACATAACCAAATAAGGAAAGTGGAAAACGGTTTTATTCTTTATAATGATACCGCCATTGAAACTGATACAGAAGGATATGGTGGAAAATTTAGTATAGCACTAGCCTTTGAATATGGAACAGGCATTGTTGGTCAAGATAATCCTAAATTAGGTGCTTGGCAATATAATGTAAAAGGTCACATAAATGGTTGGTGGTATCCAACTGATGATAGTGACCCTAATCCAACTAAAAAAATCACAAAAGATGGATTAATACTTGCTTGGACTAAAGGTTTTGAAGGTTATGAAATATATAGATTTACATTAGAAAGAATTAAATCAAAAATTAAAGATTGGGTAAGCAATTATGGAAACGGAGGAGTTGCAAAATGATAATAGAAATATATAACGAAATATTTAATGAATATCAAAAGTATATATATGATAATAACATTTTTGGTACAACTGTTGCAAAAGCATATACAAATGCTCCTACAAAATTTCCGTTTATTTCTTGCCAATTAAGTAACTCTATAGATACCGATTATTGCACCATAGATAAAATTGAAAAATATGATGGAATGTATTTGACAATAGATATTTACACAAAAGATAAAACCATTGATAGTAATACATACGCTTCAAACTTTATAAATGATGAATTAACTAATTTGACAATAAAGTTTTTTGAAAGTAAAAATATGAGAAGAACTTTGTGTAGACCAACTCCCAATGCTGATAAAGGCATCATGAGAAAAACAATACAATATCAAGGATTGGTTAGTTGTTATAAAAAAAATATTATAAGGAGATGAATTAATTATGTTTAATAGTATTGAAGATAGAGCGTTAAGTGAACACGAAGGTTCAGGAATATACTCTAAAAAATCAAATGGTAAGTATTCATTATTCTTACCTGTTACAGGAACAGGTGAAAATGGCGCAACACCAGCACAACTAGATAAAACAGCAGTGGGTAATAAACAAGCAACATCTGTAGAAGGACGTCAAGAAAACCCACAAAAAACTTTACCATTCTTTGCACATAGAGATAATATTAATGTATTAGAAAGTGTTAAAGGACAGGTTATTGATTTTATGAGAGTTTTGCCTGACATGACTGCTTTCAAATATTCAGGAAAAGTAAGTTATAAATTAAATAATACTGATGTTGGAGCATTAGAACAAGGAGAAATGACTATTACACCAGAAACTTCTGATGAATATGTAGAAAATTGCTTTGACTTAATTGAAGATACAGTAGTTTATACTTCTGCTATTGATGATAAAGTTAAAATTGGGCATACTGGGGCTGATGCAACTAAAACTATTGCTTTAGCAACAAATCCTAGTGATGCAACTATAACTGCTACAAGTGATACTACAGGTGTTGCAACGGTTGCATATACTACTTCAACTAATTCAATTACAATAACAGGTGTTGCTTCTGGTAGTGCTGTTATTAAATTGGTTGCAAGTAAAGCAGGATATGCTTCATTTACAAGAACTATATTAGTAGTAGTAGAATAATTAAAAAAGATATAGCAAGGCGCTTTAATTAAAAGTGCCTTGCAAATATCATAAAAAGATGGGAGATAATTATGAAGAAAAATGAAATAATAGAATTAAATGGTGTTGAATACACATTAGAATTAAATAGAGATAGTTTTTTACAAATAGACCAATTATGTAATATCCAGAAATCAATGGATATTATCCAAAGGGGTCTATACAAATATATGGATGATGAAGAATTAAGCGATGACTTTGACCTTAATACATTATCAGTTGATGAAAATGCAATAAAAGAAGAAGTTGAACTTAAGGAAAAAACATTATACAAAATTATTGAAAGAGCATTTTTGATTTGGTTAGCCCCTAATCATCACCTAAAACCATCAGAGGTAAAAGAATTACTAAAACCTTACTTTGAAGATGAAGAAAAGGAAAAATGGCTTGGTGAGCAATACGGTAAATATCTTCAAGAATGTATAGAAATTAGGGAAAGTTACAACGAAGAACAAAAAAACTTGAAAGCCCTAGCCAACAAAAAATAGTAGAAAACGAAGAAGATATATTAAAAAAATATAATGGTTCTTATTATGAATACTTTTGTAATTATCTTTTTCCACAAGCAATAGAGTACGGTATGAGTGCAGAAGAATTTTGGAAAGATGACCCACAATTATTCATTTCATACCGTACTTCTTTTATTAATAAGAAAAAAAGAGAAATGCAGGAATTAGATTATAAATGTTGGTTACAAGGGCTATATATACACGATGGAAACGGTAAGTTATTTACCTCATTAAAGCAATTTATAGGCAATATGGTGGCAGGAATGTTTAAAGGAAACAAAGATAATACAAAAATTGATACATACCCTACAAAACCATATATGGAAATTATGAATGAAGAAAAAAAGAAAAAGCAAATAACAAGTAAAGAGCAAAAATATAAAGATTTTGAAAACTCTCTTATATATTTTGGAACATTAAAACAACAATATTTAGAAAAGTTAAAAAAGAAAGGAGAGTAAAATATGAATGATAATCAAGAAGTTAGCATTAAATTTATAAATACCATAACTGGCGATAAAAAATTAGAAGAATATGAAAAACGCCTTCAAAATATTTATTCATATATTTCTAGCATACAAAAAGGTCAATATAATGCAATAGGTGAAGTAGGCAAGGTTGTCAATGGGCTTGGTAAAAGTTCTGATGAAACGAGCAAAAAAACCAAGAAATTTCGTGATATTTTGCAAAGTGCTTTTAAAATAACTAATATAGTTGCGACAATTAAAACAGTAACAAAATTAACAAAAACGATGGCAAATCTAGTAAATCAAAGTTCAGCATACATAGAAAACCTAAATCTATTAGAAGTTGCGTATGCAGACATAAATAAATCTACAAATACATTTAATAGGGATATAGAAGAAACATCTAGTCAAATAGAAGGACTAATAAACAAAATGGCTGAAATATATGGTTTGGATGAAAGCCGTTTAACAAGACAATTTGGTATTTTTAGGCAAATGGCAAATGCAATGGAACTTCCTTATGAAACTGCTAGCGATTTGTCTGAATTGTTGGTAAAAATGACTAATGATATAGCATCATTATATAATCTTGACTTAAATAGAGCAAGTAACGCATTACAATCTGCATTAGCAGGTCAAGTAAGACCAATAAGAACTGCTACTGGTGCTGATATTACAGAAAAAACATTACAACAGACAGTAGATGCTTTAGGATTAGATAGGTCTATTAGTGAATTGTCTTATGTAGAAAAAAGATTAGTAATGATAATTTCTTTGACAGAACAATTAAAAAAATCTCAGGGTGATTATGGTAGAACAATAGAAAGTGTTTCTAACCAAGTTAGAATTTTCCACGAGCAATGGGATAGATTGTCAAGGTCTATAGGTAATGTTTTTTACCCCGTATTAAAAAAGGTATTACCTTATGTTAATGCAATTCTTATGTCTTTAACCGAAATATTTAATGTGGTTGCCGAATTGGTAGCAACATTGTTTGGAGTAAATTTGAAAGAAGATTTTGACTATAGTGGTCTTGCTGGGGCTAGTGACGCCACATTAGATTTAATAGATAATATGAATGAGGCTGGTGAAGACGCAGACAAATTAAAAGATAAGTTAAATGGATTAAGAGGATTTGATAAATTAAATGTGATTTCGACGCCTAAAGACAAATCGTTAGGATTAGGAATAGACCCAAAAATATTAGATGCTTTTAACTCTGCTTTTTCAAATTATAATGATAATTTAGACGAAATAAACATGAAAGCAACTCAAATAAGAGATAAAATCATGGAATGGTTGGGATTTACTAAAGAAATAAACGAAGAAACAGGAGAAGTTACATTCAAATTTGACCATATTACTTTTGGAACTGTTTTAACAGGTGCAAGTGTTATAATTGCCACAGCAACAGCATTTTCAGTTATTTCTGGTTTTTTAAGTAAAATAGGCTTGTTTAAAAACATAGCAAAGGTAGCAGGTGGCAAGGCTATCGGCTTATCTACAATAATTGATTTGGCACTAATTATTGGTGGTGTTTCATTAAGCATCGAAGGCGTAAATAATGCATTAAATAAAGAAACTATGTGGAAAGGTGTTGGGCAAGAATTAGGAGGTCTAGCAATGACTGCTGGAGGAACTTTCCTTTTAACCAAGTCTTTAACATTAACTTTAGTTGTTACAGCAATACACGCAACAGGTCTTGCTGGTAAAAACATTAAAACTTTGTGGGATGAGATTGCTGGGGCTATAGACGAATATGGTGAAAGCCCAGATGGTAAAGTTACTTGGTCTGAAATATGGCAGTCTTGGAAATCTGGCGTTGATACGCACGTTATAAAGCCTTTAGGCAAGTGGGTTGATGAAAATATATCGACACCTTTTAACGAAATGAATAAAGTGATACAAGAGAATGGTGGATATTGGGAAAGTTGGAAAAAAGGAATGTCTACCATTATAGACACCATAAAAAGTAAAATAACATCACTAATAGACAAAATAAATGAATTGTTAACTGATAAAATACCAAGACTTTACAAAGAATTGTCAACAGGAACCGAAACAGGAGCAACAGGTATAAAAGGCTTAGCAGAAAATTGGTTGAGTGGCGTTCAAAGAATATTTGGGTTCAAAGCCAATGGTGGTATATTTGCTAATGGTCAATGGCACGATATAACAGCCTACGCTGGTGGTGGATTACCTCCTGCAGGTCAAATGTTTGTTGCTAGGGAGAATGGACCTGAATTGGTGGGTAGAATTGGCTCTCATACAGCCGTAATGAACAATGACCAAATAGTAGGTAGCGTTAGTGATGGCGTATATAGAGCAATGATAAGTGCTAACAGAGGGCAAAACCAAGGAACACAAATTTTCAATATTTATTTAGACGAGGAACACATGATAGGCTCATATACGTTAGAACAATTACAAGACATGGCAAAAACTAACGGGAAACCAATTACGATAGGAGGCTAAAATATGTATATATTAGCAACGAGTACAAAATATAAAGATGGTACAAAATATTATTCTAAAAGCGGTGATACATATACATTACTAATAGAAGGAACCGATTATTCGGTAGGAGATAATATTACTGGTACAATATATGAACAACTAGAGTATGATAGACTATACATTAGAACGTGGGGGAGTGATGGTGCATACCACACTTTCCCATACATTATTGATGGAATAAATACTTTACCAGAACATGAGGCAAGTGCTAACGATGCTGATAAAGAGGCTTACACAAATACAGAAGGTTATACAATAAGAAACAGAGTAAGGCATGATGTAGCAACTTTAGAATTTAATGTACCAACTATGTTTGGTTACGAATTACATGAGTTATTTGACCAAACAACAGATGTATGGCTTGATTGTTTATTTTTCTATGAACCTGAATGGGCATTTGTAAGTAAAAAAATGTATAGAAGTGGTACGGTAAAATACCATAAATACTTTATAGACAAATCAAATCCAAACAACAACATATATCAAAATGTTAATTTCGGCTTTGTAGAGGAGTAGTGATTATATGGCATATATAACAAACAAAGTTAAAAATGTAAATGGTAATAGCATTACTATAGATGATGGCTTAAAATTAAAATCATTACAACTTCAAGGCGATACATACCAACAAACATATAGTGGAAAGAATTTATTTAATAAAAGTTTAGAAACTATAAATAAAACAATAGATACAAGCACAGGTAATGTTGATATAACAGCAAACGATAGAAATACCAGTGATTATATTCGAATAAATGGGTCAACACGATACACTTGTAATGTAACTATGACTAGATATGCTTTTTACAATAGTGATAAAACATTTATTTCATCAGGAATAACTGCAACTACTGTTACTACACCATCAAATGCTTATTATATGAGATTTAGTTATGTTAATAGTTTGGAAAACATAATGTTAGAGCAAGGCTCTCAAGCCACATCTTATGAACCTTATGTAGGAGGACAGCCTTCGCCAAATCCTGATTACCCACAGCCTATTGAAACAGTAACAGGTAGACAAGAAGTACAAGTAATTGGGAAGAATTTAATTCAACCATTAGATGATGGTTCTCAAAATGGTTTGACTTTTACTACAAATGATGATGGTATAACAACTATAAGTGGTACAGCAACTGGTAATGTTGTTTATTATAAATATTTATATGAAACAATACCGGCAGGTACATATACATTATCGGTTAATTTATCTTATGCCCCGCCAACAAATAGTAGCCAGTTAATATTAGAAGATACAAGCAATAATAGGTTAGCAATAATAAATTTATGGAGCACTTTAAATAAAACATTTACAATAAGTAAAGAAACGGAATTGAAAGATATTTATTTTTATTCAAACACTGGTGTATCGCATAATGGGACAATTTCAATTCAGTTAGAAAAAGGCTCTCAAGCAACCGAATATCAACCTTTTATAAAACATAAATCAGAAGATTTGTTTACCGAAGAAGATTATCAAAATATTACTTGGGGAGATAACGTAGGTGCAACACACGTTGCCTATGAAAGTAATGTTGTAGTAGTAACATCAAACGGCTCAAATTCAGGTATATATTTTGGAATGAAAGATTATATCAAAAATTTCAATACATCAAAGAAGTATTATATTTCATTTGATGTAACAGCCGAACAAGAAATGACATTAAGATATGGTAGTGATTATACATATACTGACACTGTTATAGGTGCAACGAAACAAAAATTGCAAATAGAAATTACAGGTAGTAACTTAAATGCCTTTACATTTTATTCAAGAGATGAACAAGCAGGTCAAAAATATAGAATATCAGATATAGTAGTAACGACTGATGAGCCTTATTATGAGATAAATCTAGGTAAGAACTTATTTGATAAAGACAATGTTATAAATAATGCAAACATCAATAGTTCAGGGCAAATAATTAGCGATATTTATAAATTATATTATGTTAAGGTACAAAGTGGCAAAACTTATACAATGTCTATTGGTAAAAATAGACAATGGGTATATGCTTTTTATGAAACTATACCTCAATTAAATTCCACAGGAAGTGCTAGAACAGTCAACACATCTATAAATGAAACATTTACTGTTCCTAGTGGTTATAATTATATTGCAATAAGAGAAGTAAGTGATACAGTTGAGTCAACGACAAATCTTCAATTAGAAGAAGGAAATCAAGCCACAAGTTATGCTCCATATTTTACACCAATAGAATTATGTAAAATAGACACTTATCAAGATAAAATTGCTAAAAGTACAGGTAAGAATTTATTTGATATAAACGATACAACACATATATTAATTGACGCAAGTGGTGTTATAACAGAAAACAATGCTTTTAGCACAACAGATTACATTGGAACAAAGCCAAATACAAATTATTACTATTCTTCAACTCAAAAAGTGGGTCAAACAGGTTCTGCTGTAATAATTGCCTATTATAACAAAGATAAGTCATTTATTTCAAGAGAAGCATATCAAACATTAGGACACGAGTTCACAACACCTACTAATTGCTACTATATGAGAATAGTTGGGTTTACACAAAACCAAGAAAATATTATGGTAGAGCAAAACACACAAGCTACTGAATACGAGCCTTATGGAACAAATTGGTATATAAAGAAAGCAATAGGTAAAGTTGTGTTAGATGGTAGCGAAGATTGGCAAACAAACACATTTTATACAGATTGCTCATTATTTAATCTATCATATTCCAGTGCTTTTGTTCCAACTGATTTTACACAAATATATATTATGAGTGATTATTTCACAGGGGCAAGTAGAAATTTATGTGCTAGTAATGATGGAAAAAATACGTGTGCTTTAGGTAATGCAAATCCACGTATTTGGATTAATATTGAAAATGAAATTGTTGGTTCAAGTAATCAATTAACTAATTTCAAAACTTGGTTATCTACGCATAATACAATAGTTTACTATGTTCTAGCAACACCAACATACGAAATTATTACTAATGAGGAATTGATTAAGCAATTAGATAGAATTAAATTAATAGAAGGAACAAATAATATTGATGTAGATAGTGGAGATTTACCTGTTATATTAAATATCGACTATTATTCTACTGAAAATCCTTATGAAGATGTAATATATAGTCAAAGTGCCAAAAATAAATTAAAAATATTGTTTGATGGCGTTGAATTGCAAAATGCCGATAGATATTGTGAAAAAATAACAAGAACTTATAGAATATTACCAAACGATGGTTCTAAAAGGTTTTCATTAGGCAATTTTATTTCTCAAGAATTAACTATTATATTACATGATATAGACACCAGTATAATAAAAGACCAAGTAGAAGTTTATTTAGGAACTTTAGTTGAAAACGAGTACACTTATATACCTCTTGGAATATTTAATATACAAGGTACTCCAACTACTGATAAAGATAAAACAACAATTAAATTAAGAGATAATCGTGTTAAATTTGATTTTGGATATAATGCTAAACCATTGATAGATGCTAATGGCGGTAAAGCAACTAAAAAACAAATATTAAACGATATGTGTGATAAAGCAAATGTAATTAGCGATGTTGGCTCTTTTTTAGGAGAAAATGATGAGGTAAGCATTTACGATAGTTCTATAATTGCAACGGCGTATGTTTCTTATATCGCTGAACAAGCAGGAATGACACCAATAATAAATAGATATGGTCATTTACAATTTATAAATTATAAAGACGCCTTTGTGCATAAAATACCATTAAATATACTAGAAAAATATGAATTGGGTAAAAAATATAAAATTCAAAGAGTGGTATATGAAGATGAAATTGTCAAATTAGAAACAAGTAATGATAATACACTAGATACATTATATATTGATAGTGCTAACCCATATATAACTAACCAAGAACATATTGACAATATCTTTTCAAAATTAGAAGATTTTGAAATAGACAGTTTAAAGACAGGGAAAGTTCTAGGAAATCCAGCAATAGACCCTTATGACATTATAGAAGTGTATGGCTATTATGAGGAATTGCCAAACGAAAATAAAAGATTTGTAAATGATAAAAATGTAATTGTTGCAAAAACTTTAGCAAATTATAATTTAACTTATAATAAAGTAATGATAAGTGAATATAACACGATAATTGGAGAAGAGCAACGAAAAGAAAATATAACCATTAGTGGAGAAAAAACTTATCGAAAATATGCTAGAGCAGAATATAATGCTTTAGACGCTTCAATTAACCTTTTAGCAGAAGAAACTATAGACGGAGATAATCCAACATCATTGCGTTCTTTAATTAAGGTTACACCACATACAATATCATTAACAACAAGTGATGGTGGAACAAGTGCAGGAATTAAAATAAAATTATATGATGAAAATGGTAACCAAATAGGTCCAGACAATGATGCAAATATCACAATGAGTGGTAAAGTATCATTTACTGATTTAAGTACAAGTAATCCAACAACTACTATCATAAACGGAGATAATATAACAACAGGTGCTATAAAGTCTGCCAATTATGTTGCTGATACATCAGGTACAAAGATAAATTTAACAGATGGAACTATTGATAGTAAGAATTTTAAAGTTAATTCGACAGGAGAAATCACCGCAACAGCAGGTGCAATAGGTGGTTGGGGCATATCAAGTACAGCATTAATTAAACAAATTGGAGATTACAACTTTGAAATAAGAACCGATAGGGCATCAAATGAAGCCGCATTATTGGTATACGATAGAGTAAATACTCAATATAATTGGTTTGTAAGACCAGATGGTTATATGTATGCTAGAGATTGTGAAATACATGGTACTGTATATGCAACTAATGGTTCTTTCAGTGGTTCGATAACTTCTACAAGTGGTACTATCGGTGGTTGGACAATAGACGGCACTAGCGGTTTGTATAAAGGTAGTGGTGTATATATTTATAACGATGGACGTATGTCTTTAAAAAAGAATGGTTGGTTAAATGCAGGAGATGCTGGTTATTGGTTATTAGGAAACGGCTCAAATTATAAGTGCTTAATTGGCGATAGTTATAATATGGGTAGTAACATTTCCGATTATTTAAAAACCAACGTAATAGTTGGTAGTTCATGGTCAGTAAGTGAAGTTAATGGTTATGTTGGAATGGCTGCTATAACTGGTGGAATAGTAATAAAATCCGAAGGTGATACTATTGCGATGCGAGGTTTGAATGTAAATATAACAGCATCTAATTCAATGGCTGTTGCATCAATGGATACTTTATATTTAAAAGCAGTAAGTCACGATGTAAACATAAATTCATTACAGGGCAACGTTAATATACAAGGTCAACCATATATTAGTGGTTCATCACGAAATATGAAAACCAACATTAAAAAGATAACACCAGAAGAAGAAATAGAATTATATAATGCGTATAAAAATATGAGTATATATAATTATGATTATTTAAAACGATATGGTGGAGAAAAAAACCAAATTGGTTTTATACTTGAAGAATTAGATACAACGTTGTATAATAGAATAGGTGGTATGGAAAGTGAAGAAGATAAAAACATCAAAAGATATAATCCAACAAAATTAATAACTATAAATACTGCTATGATAAATATTTTAATTAAAAAAATAGAAGAATTGGAGGAAAAATATGAACAAGCCATTGACATTGCAAGTTAACGAAACAGAACAAAAGATAGTTGAAACTCTTAATGAAGCAAAATTACCTTTTTATGTTTTAAAAACAATCATTAAAAATATTTATGAAAATATAGAAAGAGCAGAAAACGAAGAAATACAAAAATATCTTCAAGAGGAACAAAAAGGAAAAGAGAAAGAAAAGTAGTAAATTTTACTACTTTCTTTTTTTATGTTATAATTAATGTAAAGGAGGTATGCTTATGTGGAAAATAGTTGTAGGATTAGTGTGTGTTATGTTAGCAAACATATTATTTGGCGCAAGTTTAGCAAAATTAAAGCAAGAATTTAATTGGGAGAAATTTTGGAATGGATTTGCAAAATGTATGTTTATTGTTGTTGCAATATGCTTAATGTATTTATGCAGTTATCTTAATCCAGAAATTATGGTAGCAAATATAAACGGACAAGAAGTTAATTTGATAAGTGGAATGGAAATGATATTTATTGCAGGTATAGTTTTCTATGGTTTTCAATGCTTAGTTAAATTAAAAGATTTGTTACAATTAAAGATAGAAATAAAGGAGGAAGAATAATGAAAAAGTTACAATTTCCTGTGGATTTCATAGGAATAACAACATATTATTCGAACGAACACCCAGCAATAGATTTGGGTTGGCATGATAAACAAGATGAGCCAATATATGCTTGTGGAGATGGTGTAGTATCTAAAATATACGAAGATGAGCAATATGGTGGTGGCTTAACATTACAAATCAAATATGATGATGGCTTTATGACTGAATTTAAGCATTTAGCAAAAGTTTTAGTCGAAGAAAATGAAAAAGTAACTCAATATGAAAAAGTTGCAGTCATGGGTAAAAGTGGTTGGGCTTGTAAAGGTACTCATTTACATTTGAATTTATATTTAAACAACAAACGAGTAAACCCTTTAGAGTATATATATGTTTACCCAAATCAAGAAGTATGTAAAGAAGATAAGGACAATGTTATGTATTTAAACACAAAACAAAAATTTCAAATTGGAGATAAAGTTATTATAAATGGAGATTTATTTTATTCTACATCAAGTGACATTCCTACAGGTTATGTTGAAAACAAAATAACATATATTACAAGATATGCAAGTGGTCAACCACACCCATATAATACAACAGGAGATTTAGGTTGGATGAATGAGCGTGATATTAAACCTTATGAAGAACCTATTACTGATTACAAAGAATTATATGAAAAAGAACTTTTAACCAATAAAGACTTAAAACTTCAAAATGAGCAATTACAAGAAATTAACAAAGAATTAGAAAAGCGAATTTTTAGCGCTATTGAAATTTTATCAAAATAAGCCCATTTAAGACACAAAACATTAAAGTAGTAGAATTATACTACTTTTTCTTTTTCATTAAAATTTGACCAATAGAATTAAAAAATATCACTATATTTAATTTATAGCACGACAAAAAATAAAATTTTAAAAAATGTATTGACATAGTAAAAGAATAGTGCTATTATGGGTATAGTCGTGGAGGTGATATGAAATGGGGTATGTGATTAAAGATAAAAAATGGTGTATGTTTTATGATAAAACCATTAAAGGCGTGGGTAAACATTGGATTGGCGATATTGATGAAGCAAGACACTTTAACAGTAAAAAAGATGCACAATCGTTCTTAGAAAACAACTTTAATAACCTTCGGTGTTATAAAAACTTACAGATTATAAGACATACAATAACAAAAGAAAGGAATTAACAAAATATGGCGGACATAAAAAAATATTACTATTTAAAATTGAAAGACAATTTTTATGATAGCGATGCAATGATTATATTGGAAAGTATGGAAAATGGTTATTTATATTCAAATATTTTGATGAAAATGTATTTGAGAAGTTTAAAAACTAATGGCAGACTAATGCTTAATGATAGAATACCATATAATTCTCAAATGCTAAGCAAAGTTGTAGGGCATAATAAAGATGTGGTTGAAAAAGCAATTCAAATTTTTAAAGAACTTGATTTAATAGAAATCTTAGATAATGGTGCTATTTATATGCTTGATATTCAAAATTATATTGGAAAAAGTTCGGATGACGCAGATAGAAAAAGACTTTATAGAGATAAAATTAAAGAGGAAAAATTATCGATAGGACAAATGTCGGACAAATGTCCTGACAATTCTCCACTAGAGATAGATATAGAGATAAATAAAGAAATAGATAATAATAAATTATTATCTACAAAGAAAGTTTTTTTGAAACCAACTTTAGAAGAGGTAAAACAATATTGCTTAGAAAGAAACAATAACATTAGCCCACAAAAATTTATTGATTATTATGAAAGCGTGGGTTGGAAAGTTGGAAAAAACCCTATGAAAGATTGGAAGGCTTGTGTTAGAACTTGGGAAGGAAACCAAAAACAACAGGCACAACCAAAATATGTAGAAGCAACACCAAGTTGGCTTAATATGGAAATACCAGAAGAAGATTTACTTAGTGATGAAGAAATAGAAAGATTAAAAGGAGGAATAGAATGAAAGAAATAACTAGAGCAATGTTACACATTTATAAACCATATAGTGATTTGGACTGGATGAATTATAAAATAGTTAAGAAAGATTTAACATTTCACCATATTGTTAAGCGAGTAAATGGTGGAAAAAAAGAAATATCTAATGGTGCATTGTTGATGGATTATGCACACAACTATTTACACATTATAGAAGATAGACAAAAACATTATTACGATTTGTTAAATCAAATATTTATGATTATAAATAAACAACAA